TATACCGACTCAGGGATAATAAATGCAAGATTTGACGGGAGTGAAACGTCAACAGCAGAATACGGAATATCTCCTGCTTTATCAGGTAAAATTTTCTCAGCTGCAGTATTTGATTTTTCAACAGACCTACCTACTATAATATCTGCTAGCAAGAATGGTAACATAGAATATAAAGAATATATATTTACTGTAGATGAGTTTTATAATTACGGAGTATCATCAGGTCATATATACCACGTTAGAGGTACTTCAACTACAGATTCTCCTAATGCTAGGTTTATAACTCTTATGTACGAAACAGAGAATCACGGTGGTGTAGGACTTTATGACTTACCTTTTGCTAATGACTCAGGATCGTTGATTATATCAGGTGCAAAAAGATACCATAAAGAATTAACTAATACATCAGGACTTTTAAAGTTTGTAAAACCTTTTGACTTTTTTGGTAGTTTTGAAGTCGGAGAACCTTTTATGATAGGTACCGGTAATGATGCAGCTTTTAATCAAGCTGATGAACCTAACTTTGAATTTTTAACCTTTTTAAGTTCAAGTCTCAATACAGGAGGTAACTTACCAAGTGGTTATATAACTGAAGTATTTTTTGAAACAGGAAGTAGAAATTATCCGGAAAAGATTTTAGGTCAAAATATTTTTAGTGGATCTGATAATAGTTATTCAGCTCTCAACACAGGAAGTGATGATGGCCTTGATGTAGGTAGAAGACGATGGAATAGCTATAGACCTGCTAT